AGTCATTTAAGGAATTTATCCTTGATTGGCTCGGATAGGTAACCTATCCTTAACTTCCGATTTAACATCGGGGTTGAGATTATTATAAAGGCGTTTCCAATGCCTTAACTTGCCTATGCTATAGGGGTCTACCGTTTTCGTCGACAGACGAATACGCGGATATCCCGCAACCTCAGTCTGATCTAAAAGATCATGATCTGTGATTGGTATGGATCTTCCTGTCGGAAGATGGTGAACCGCATACTCTTGCTTAGGTTCAAGAACCTTAAACAAAGGGAATGCATTCTTATGAGCTGTTTTGTCGCGAAGACAATCCAAAACATTCGAAAGTTTCACCTGTGTAGAAGAAGGTTTTGCCTTCATACTACGCACCGATTCTAAAGTTAACAACTCATCGACCAATTGGTCAGAGAATCGTTCACTTAAAGGTAACCCAGTAGGATTTCTTCCAATGCCATATGGCTCTGGAAGTGCTAAGACTCTCTCAATTAAGTGAGAATCTGGCATCCCTCTGGTCAAGCCCGGATACCACCAGGCTTGTGCATCTAGTATAGTGTCACGTGTTAGTTTACGCCACTTGGGTACCCAAAAGTACTTAGTGGAAGTATACGTAACGCCCGCAAATTGGGCTATGCGGTTGGAACTGAAGGATTTCAGCTCCGACACTGGAACTTCGAACTGTTTCAATATCTCACGATATTTAGCAGCCAAGGAATCCTCGAGGATGACTACGTCATCCCCTAACACATAGAATGCGTTATCCCATTTCATCCCGTTAAGGATGAATAGAACTAACCCATGAGAAAATGTGAACAACGGAAAAGAAGGTCCAAGCCCTAAGGGCTGTCCCTTATTCCATTTCAAACGAGGTCCATTGAAGGACCATTCACCTTTCTCTACTATATCTTTGACGAGGCTGTATTGCTCTAATGAACTATCCGATCTTTCGATTAGATTATTCAACACTTCCACTTGGAAAGACCACGGGAAATTATCCGTAGCTTTCGACATGTCCACGGAGTGGACGGTCTGGTTGTGCTTAAGAGCAGTCTGGATTGTTACATCAGCTTTACGCTGATTTAGTGTACAATCCCAAGGGATGTTTTCCAACATATCCATTAAGGCGTTTTTCAACGGCTCAACGGATCTTTGCAACACGATGTTTGGTGATGCGAAGTACCTTGTTTTAAGACCAGCTTCATGTGTCAGATGTACCTCACCCACTTTCGTGGAGAATTTCGAGGACATCAATGACACCTTTCCTCCTATCGAACGTTCAATAAGGGACCGATGGTCCCTCCACAATGGAGTCCCGACGAGATCTAAGATCGCGTCAGGAAACTTCATTGCGTGTGAACGCCGACCAGGTGGCACTTGAAGGATTGGGATCGGTGGCTTCGGTTTTACTGAAGACACCAACCCCAAGTTCGTAAGTGCTATCCGGACCTTGTCTGAGGACAACTCCTCGCTCTCGGAAACCGAGAAGACAGATGGTTGGGTGATATTAGCAATAATATCAGCTTCTTCTGAAGCAGGCAAAGATTCCCGGGTTACTGCACTTGCTATCCCTAATAAATTAAGGACAGCACGTAGTCCATCAGGACTATTAAGTGCAATTCTCTGCAAAGCACCATAGATGCCTGACAGATTTCCACGGGGAGTGGTAGCAAACCACTCAGGATTTTGGGCTGGATGCCCTAGGCTGTAGGACTGTAAAACACAGTCTTTATAAGCCTTAATCCTACTAACGGTCCATTCCGTTCCGGAATGATCCACCCAACGATTGAAGTCGTTGAGGAACTTAGATTTTAAGTTCTTCGGCAATGGTATTGTCTCAACACGTCGTATAATTTCAGAAGAAGGTATCCAGGTAAAACCTGGTTCTATATTCATTTTCATGATGTATAGACCTCTATGAATTGTACTCGTGGTGTTCAACCTACCGACAGGTAGGAACCATAATTGAACCTTATGAGAATATCTCAGTAAACGAGATAGCAATTCCGTTGGCA